TTCCGACAATAGCCACAGTCTTACCTTCAAGTTTCTTGATTGGTTTCATTTTCTCTCTCCTTTATGTAACCGTTGTTCTAAGCGAATCGTATCTGTATTCGTCTCTCCTTCCTCGTGCTTCAGCTTTATTTTTTAATCTTGCCATCTCTTGCTGAAATCTATCTTCGTATAGTTTCATCATGTCTGGATCGCCTTTCATAAAAATGTAAGCTTCAACCAAACACCCATATAATAGCCCATTTCTCGCATGCTCTGACATCCAAGTCCCTGTTGTATCTGTAACTAACGAGTTAGGTTTATATAAATAATGTAATTCAGTTGTATAGTTTTGATCTGGAACTGGAGCAATGATTAAAGTTGATTCTTCTGTTCCTGTATTTAAATTTTTATCAAAGTCTCCATAGTATAATGGCAAACCTCTAGCTCCTGAATCTGTAGGATCTGGAGCATACTCTTGCATAAAACTAGGATGTTTTTTGTCAAGATAATGATAGTCACCATTTGCATCTATGACAGATAAAGAAAAAGATAGCTCAAAATCATTTGGAGCTGTTAAAAACCTAGAGCCAGCTGTCATAGATCCTTGAACATTTCTTCTAAAATAATCAAACTGCACCAATTCAAAAATCCTTTCTTCAGTATTTTGAATTATGTCATCAAGGGTGCTGACAAAAGTAGTTTCACTATTTTGTACATAGTTTTGAATTAATGTTTTTAATTCTGATAATGTTAAGGGACTGCTCATATTAAGTGTTTAATTGACCACCCATACCTGAGTGATTAGTACAGTAATAATAAAGCGTAGGTGCCCCTGATGCAACTTCTATCTGCGTATATGCTCCTGAGCTTCCCGGAGTTCCGCTTGTCGTTACCCCTGTTGTATATTCAGACCCACCAGAATGAGTTCCATTTGATGTTGTTGAAATTCTTAGTGGATGACTGCTATTGGTGCTATCTGATTGATCGAACTTATAAGTTTGTCCCTCTGTTAAAGATAAAGTAGGAGTCCTAGCTCCATCTATATAAAAATAATTAGAACCTAAATAACTAGCCACAGTAACCGTATAAGTTGTTGGGCTAGGGGTTGGGCTTGGAGTAGGGCTTGGACTTGGGGCAACTGAACCATCTGTGCTAACTGTTATGGTTCCAATATCTCCTGTTGATTCAGGAACCAAAAAATTTGTTCCTACGATGTCTGAATTAATATAATGAGATTCATAAATGTTTGTGTAAACCACAACCACATATCCTTCTCCAACTTCTTTATCTGTATTAGGCCTAGGCTCATATAAAGCCTCTGGATCCATTACATGTGGAAGCGGCTCTAGCTGAGGATGTTTTGGTTCCCAACACTCAGTACAGGTCTTGAGACCATTCCATTCTTTTTTTAATTGATTAAGGGGATACTCAAAAGCACATCTATCACATTGTGATATTGCATACTTTCCTGAAGCGTATGCCATGTTAGTATCCGTTTCTTAGATAAGGAGCTACTCTAAACGAAGATCTATCTTCGTCTTGAGACAAAGCTCTTTCAAATTCTTCCTCGTACATTTGTTTTAACATGCCAACTCTATCAGGAGCTTTCTTAATTGCAATGTAATATGCAAGCCCTGCTGCAAAGCAAGGGTAAAACCTAAAAGGCATGTCCATGGTGTTAGTCCCGGCATCAGCGTCATCCATTCTCACTAGCTTGTTAAAGACTAACACGTCAGTAGAGTTTTCTGGAGCTGGCCATATCTTTAAAACAGGGGCAATAAGCTTATCTAAAAAGAATTGAGAAGGTCTAGACTTGGTTGATTTTGTAGGAATGTTTAAGTATTCACTTCTACTAACCCTAGACATCTGAAGATCTACGTTGGTTCCATCTGTGTCTCTTCTAATAGAGCAATCTAATATATCAATAACATTAGAATTTAATGTGTAATCGTTTTGACCTTCAACAACTGTCTCAGTTGTTTGCTCTATGGTCCATTGGTTAAGGCCACGGTTAGCCCACTCAGCAAGCATCAAGTTAATAGATCGTTTAGCTGTTTTTAAATCATAGCCAGTTCTAAGTTCCAGGCCACATCTTTCAAATGCTTCCTCTACAAACTCAGCTACGTTTGGTTCAAAATCTGTGCTACTTGATGTTGTCATTTATTTGCCTCTTTGCAACATGGCTTTTTTCTTTGAAGATTTATTTAAATCTCCATAATGAAAAACAGGTTTACTAGTTTTTGTATGAGTTTTATTTGTATGTAATTTTCCATTAGGCATCTTATGATACGATCCTTTCCAGACAGTGCCATCTTTTAAATAATGTTTTACGTTCATTCCCATTATGAATACTTAGTTTTTTTTCTTCTGTTGCTCATTACTTTACCACAACCTTTAGCAATTCTTCTTACCTCTCCGCCACATTTTAATTTGACCTTAGCTTTTTTTGTATTTGCTACAACCGTCTGACCTTTCTTTCCAGCAGCTTTTTTCTTTCTGGCTGTTTTTGCTCTTTCTGCTTTTGATAGGTTTCTAGCTTTTGCCTCTGGTAAACAGCGATCTGGATTTTTTTTATCTTTGCTTGTGCCACAAGCTCCTTTAATAGATCCATCTGTTCCTATGCGAACCCATTTTTGTTCACGCCATTCTGCTAACTGACCCATTATCTAAGCCTTTCTTTCATAACAATGCCTTGTCCTTTAATGCTGACAAGCCCACCATTTTTCATTTTCTTTTTAGATCCTTTAGCATAGTTTGGGTCTTTACAATATTTAGATGCGGCCATATTTGCATATGCGCTAGGGTATGTATCAAAGGTTCTTTTGGCCCATGCCTTTCCTTTTTCACATATTTTTCCACCACTTTTTGCTTTAGCCATTACTTTCTCTTAGATTTTGCTCCAGCACATTTCCATCTTTTTCTTGATAGATTGTTGGGAGTGTTAGGGTCGTTTTGTTTTTTCTTAGATAGTCTTTTCTTTATACCAAGACTTCTAGCGCAATATGAATCACCCTTAGATGTACCGGGCTTTACTCTTGCTCCACCACCTTTGGCTTTGCCTGCTTGTCCGTAACTAACCTTTTTACCAGAGGCGGTTACTTTTACTTTTGCTTTACCCCTTCTTGGAGTTGTTTTTATTCTTACTGCCATAATAAAATTGTAGCAGAACTTAACGTACTGCTACAAAAATTTAAGCAGCGTAGCTTTTAATAAGAGTTAACACTATTACATACGAATCGCCACTTGAGTGACCAGTCGTAGTTAGCTTTATATCACCTGTTTTTCCACTTGCGGCTGCTGTATTTACTATTCCGCCAAACTCTGTAAAGTCTTCGTCAGTTGTGTAATCTGCATTAAGATCCCAACAAATAGTGTCAGTTGTTGCGTCCCACAAAAGTTTTACGCTCATGCCAAAGGTTGAATAAACAATCTTTGCAAGACGAACACCATTACATGCTTTGCCAGAGCTGTTAGGCTGTAAAGCGCTAACATCTACTTTTGTGACTGCACTTTCACCATTACCATCAGATGTATTAGTCAACTGAATAATAGCAAGCCTATCACTATCTAACAGAGTTGTTGAAGTTACTGCATCTGCCATAATAAGCTCCTAATTAAGCGTCAGCGTATGGTGTAACTATAGTTCCTGAACCAATTAACAAAGAACTATGAACAAGATATGTTGCAGTATCAATAGCTGTAAAGCTAACAATACTTCCAACGATTCCACCTTTGGTTGAACCATTCATAGTAATAACATCATTGGTTGCTGCTGGAACAAAAGCTTTCTTAGCGCCATCATCTACAGCGATAAGGATTGCACCTTTGAATTTGTCAGTTCCATCAGTTTTGATGTCAAGATCAGTAGCTGCTGTTTCAATATAGAAATTGAAAGTAGCACCAATATTGTTTGTCTGATTAGGATCTGTAGGATCGCTTGGTACTGTTGACGAAATAGAAGGCAAAGTAAATTTACCGTCTGCATCGTTACATAACAAGATTTTTCCTGAGTGTGCATCTACAGTTAAAGTTGTATCTGCTGTTAAAGAAACAGAGTTATTAACCCCTGCTGAAATAAATCCTGCCAATGATTTGACTGGACCTGAAAAAGTTGATTTAGCCATAATTTGCTCCTAACTAAATATGTTGCGCCATCTTGGAGTAAGTCTGCCGAGTCAGTTGGTGCAACGAGTTATCTCGGTTTAACCAACTATACTACTTTAGGAGTCTTGAGGGAAGTTTTCTTTTGTTTTAAGAATATTTTCTCTAGAAGCAAACAAGGCCTGGTAAGCTTCTTTTATTGCTG